TATTGTCGATGGGTTCAAAGTCTAAAAACCCCTTCCGGAGAACTGGCGGATTTTCAAGATTATTTAATCAAAATTAATAGTAAATGATTTTTTATTTATTTTAAATGGAATCTTATTTTTATTTTTAACCTTATTATAAAGCGATTTATCCCAATATCTTTTTTTATAATACTCTTTCAACTGCGCTCGATTGTCCTCATAGTATTTTTTAAAATAATCTTTTCTATCCGGAATTGAAACTGGAAACGTCATAGTATATTATATAATATATTTTTTTTTAGGGGTTTTACCCGTCATTTTTGAAAAGGCGATTTTATGCCTGATTATATGTAACGTATAACAAGGTCGGAGTACGTCACAGTAAAAATAATTTATCCTCTTTTTTCTTACTGAAAATGGGAACAAAAAGCGAAACTTCAATTATTTTTTTAAACTGGAAAAAAAGCATATTTTATTTTTTTATACCATATTATATATATATTCGGATGGACAAAATCAGGTTTTTGTGCCCAAATAAGCACTTTTTGACAATAAACAACCCTAAAACGCTTATAATTTTAAAATTATCATTCTTATCGGTGGTGTTTTTGTCGTTTTAGTGCTTTTAAATGGTCTTTTTGGTGGTTTAGTGCTTTATTCGGGTCATTTTCGGGTAAAAGTGCTTATTATTTTCCGTAATTGCCTATTAAATGGTGTCAAAACACTTTTTCATGAATAAGTGCTTTTAATAAAATAATAAAATCATAAAAAAATATGATTTTATATAAAATTATAAATGTATTATTATTTATTAATGAATAATATCGAATATGATTTAGATAAAATGGCGGAAAGATTAATTAAGTTAGAAGATGAAAACGAAAATTTAAAGGTACAAGTTGCGCAACTGAAAGAGTTTGGAATAATTCAAGTTGAGATTAATAATAAACAATCGAAACAAATTAGAGAATTAGTAAATGAAAATGAGAAACTATTTGAATATATTAAAAATTCAAATTAGATCATCATCAATAATCATATAATCTTTTAAATCCAATTCTCTTTTAATTAATGGATTAGTAATTCTTTTTATATTATCATTATATTCATTAATTAATAAAACTATATTATTTAAATTCTTCTTAATCTCAATAATCTCAAATTGAATTTTATCTAATTCATTTTTAAATCTTTTTTGACTTGGCATTATATATTATGGTTCTATAATATTATCTTCATCAGTTTTTTTTATAATATCATCATCTTCATCTATTACATCTAATTTTTTCTTATCAGGTATTAAATCATCCTCTTCGTCTGATATATAAACGGTAATTTCTTTTAATCCATTACATATCAAAGGTTTTCTAACATTTGGATAATCATCATTAAATTTCTTATTAAATATTTGAATTATATCTTTATCAATATTTGGAGAACTTTCAAGTAATCGGTCATATTCTGCACGTGAAACCTTTAAAAAATCTCTACAATTTTTCCTCTTACAATCTTTTAAAGCGAGTTCAATCTGAATATTTCTTGAAAATTTAGACCACGCTAGAGCATTTATTCGATGCGCTTCATAAATCTCGGCATATTTTAAAAAACTCATTAAAGTCCCCAATATCCCGCAAAATATATTCAGACCACCAACGCATGCACTGAACCCGTGTTTAAATCCAACTGGGACATAACTATCGGCAAAATTCGCGGTCCCGGTTAACGTCGATAATACAATTATAGGGATTGACATATGATGATATTTTTTTTTATATTTTCTTTCTGAATAATTATGTAACCATGAAAAACATTGACCAATTTCACCCCATTCAGACAATAATCCCTCTATCTCATCAGACCATTTTTCTATAGTCTTTTCTTCAATCGCCCGAGGAGTTTTCAATTCCTGTATATCCATTTATATTAATAATTATTTTTAATTATACTAATATTTTTTTAATCAAAACTAATTATAAAAGAATCTTTTTTATATTTATAAATTAAATCTTTTTTTGGTATTCTTTTTTTTCTATGAGTATTATTTTCGTCGTAATATTCCTTCTGATATTTTAAAATCTTTTCTTTATTTTCTAAATAATATTTTTTTGCATATAGAACATTGTATTTTTTATCATCTTCCATTATATATATTAATTCTTTATTTTTTTTTAGTTTTCTTTTTCTGTAATTGTTCTTCTTCTGCTTCTTGGAGTTCAATCCCCGTTTGAAACGGTGTAATCTGCGGAGGAATATATGGGACTTCAAATTTATATATTACGGAACTGTGCGGGTCCAAAATCGCGGGTCTCCCATTATTATCAAATATTTCAGTGACTACGCTATTAATTGTAATTCTTCTTTTTATTATAAATTCCATCGAATTGTCGCCTTGATTAACGAAATAATCCGTTCCTGAAAAACTCTTATTAACCAAACTCAAAACGGGCAAGCGTCCGTTTGACTGTTCATCTCCTCCATAATATTTAACCATTGGAAGAATATCACTTCGAACCTGGAAGAATGGAATATTTGTTTTTCTTGGTAATTTCTCGGCGAACATTGTTGTCGATATTTGATTCTGAACAACTCGATAAGGTGAGACATTCTCATCAAAAGTAAAATCTCCCGTCGCCGTGTCACCTTGAATTACTCGAAAATTATTAGGAATATTTAATGTGTTAAAATATGATATATTAAAGGGGTTTGCTCTCCATGATATAATTTCATTACTGTTTATCTCTGCATTAGTGGTGAATGGGTATTTATCAGGTTCATTAAGATTAACGCCATTATTTAAAAATCTATTACTTCGATATAATATTTCTTGTAATTGAATTTCATTTGTTAAATATGTATGAGTTTGAGATTTACTAAATCCTAAAATATCCCATAAACTATTCTCGTAAGTTTTATCATCTATTCCGAAAAAACTGAAAAAAACTCCGCAATTAGAATCAAAAATTGTATTTGTTTTTAAAGCATTGTAATTTTCGGAGACTTCTTGTGTTGAAGTGCTCAAAAGTGTCGGAGATATTTCATAAATTCCAGTATTTCCATTCGGATTAATTCCAAGGGGAAATTGAATTTTAGTTGATGCGCCAACGTCTGCCGGTAAATAATATATTTGAGGTTGTCCTGTTTTATCATCTACCGCAATATTTCTTAATATAGAAGCATCAAAACCTGATAATGCATTATTAAATTGTTTTCTTGATGTGTGTAATTGTGACATTGTAAATCTTGAATCTTGAAAATTAAATATAAATGAATCTGCTCCTAAATATATCTGGTCGTTTCCTGTATCATAAAAATATTCTTTCGTTTTATTATTATTTAATAAAAAACTATTTTTGAAAATAGTTGTTTCTTTTTGTATAGTAGGTTTCGAAACTGCCTCAACGCTTAGTTCAGAAGTATCTTTTAAACCATTCCATAACATTATAGACTGGTTCCCCTGCGCGCTGAAATGACGGTCCCACGCTATCCGAGAATAAGTTGTTGGTGCTAATCTTGGGAAAGTCGCAACGGTGTAATCTTCTTTTGCGTTGGGATGTTCTCCGCCGAATGTATTAGCCCCATTTGTATAAAATTCAAAATATGGATTTACGGGGTCTTCGACATTTATCCAAAACCGACCCTTTACCATACAATAAAATTTATGGTCGTTAGTTTCCCAAGGATAAAAAACCCCATACGCTGAATCACCTTGAAAAGTGTTGCCTTGTGTTCGATCATACGCTAAATATAACGGATTTGTAAAATGTTTTCTTTGCTGATTGTCTTCTGCGTAATCTGTTCCGAATCTCTTGACTTTATAATTAGTTAAACTTGTATATGATTGTTGAAGACAATCAACATGTAAAAATACTGAATTCTCGGGCGTTGAGAATGTAAATTTTGCTACTTTATTTTCATATAGTTCAGAATCTCCTCTTTGATAATCAAATAAATATTTAAATTGTTTTAAAATATTTTCATCATATGGGAGGTTTAAATACATATTAAATTCTTTCATTTCAGACTGTTGGGTCCCTGCTGATGAAATTTTATTTAAAAAAACATTTGTTACCGCTTTCCCGTCGTATGATAAATCTTTTTGTATTAGTCGTCCTGATAAAAACACGGATGGATTATAACATCCTATATATTCAAAATTCTTCTGATATTGTTGAACTTCTGGTTTATTATTATGTTCAGTCAAATCATTAAATTCTTCGGAAGCGAATTTATAAAATGTTCTTCTTGTTGCGGTATTAAATAATTTAAAGGTTTCTGTTTCGGTCGTTATTCCTCCTTGAATATCAACATAATCGTCCGGCCATGTTGTGCTCATATCAGTATTATCTATCCAACATCTCATCGTTTTTTCTTTTACTTCTGAGTGTCTTTCTAATTGTTGAGATATACTTTCGGCGATTGTTGAAGGACTTTGAAACCCTTTATCAATTTCAATCTCTACCTCATTATTATAAACTGAATATTCATAATTTGATTGGTCTCTATAAAAAGCGACTCCTAAATGAACCCGTCCAGATTCTGTATTGCTTAGATATTCTGAGTTAGGATTTCTTTTTAATATTGTATATCTTTTATTATCTATTGGGAATGCATAATTATAAATCGAATTATAATTTGATGTCTCAATGCCTTTTTGTAGTTCTTCATTTTCTACATTTTTATTATTACCTAATGCGCAATAATTATCAACATCTGTTGTAGGAAAATCAAAATAAGGAAACGGTAAAGTATAATTATATAATCCATCTTGGGATTTGTAGAACTCAAGAAAAATTGTTACTTTATTATCAAAAACATCGTATTTAGTTTTATCATATAATTCTGTTGTTTCATTATATTTATATATTTCAGATTTTCCAATTTTTTCATTTTTAAATTCTATTACATCGGAACCGGAACCGAGAATATTAATACCCGCATATTGAACCGATAATTTTGAATTTTCCGGGATAGTAATCCCTCCGTCTATTCTATTAATCCATCTGTCATTATTATCAGTTTTTTCAAATGCATGGTCGCAATTACATTCAATAAATATATAGTCAGGTTGTTCATTATCTGCCATTTAATATATATAATATATTAAATATTATTAATTTTATAATAAAATTTTTTTGAAAAAGAATTTTTATTTAATTATATATTTCTGTAAAACGGCCATCTTTAAGGACAAGTGTCTTCGACATCTGCAACCAGACTAACTGATTAAGTTTCTTATCAGTTCCGCTCGTTACGTCTATATGAAGTTCTACTCCTCGATTATTGATTCTTTCGCCGGATACGTTGAAGATGCTCATCCATCTTTTTTTACCTTCGAGTTCATCATCCTGAGAATGTAATTCGATTAATTCTCTATCAGTATAATCAACTCCCAAATTCTTGACATAATCGCGACCCGTGATATTAAGAGGCATCCCTTCCGTTGCAACTGTATTTACATATTGCTCAGATGGATTACTTACTTTAACCGGATATAAGAAACGGTCATTTACTTTAAGATTATATGAGACTCGGTCGCCTCCCGTGGTTTCCTGAATATCAGACTGAAAGCGATTGACTAATGTGTCGGTTAAATCAGAGTCTAAATCAGTATGACAAATTTTAATATTATTAACCGCTTTACCAGCACCGCCTAAATTTCTAGTATAATTAGGGGTTGTACTATAATTAACATTAGTTTTAATAAGTTGATTTTCGAAAAAGGGGAGAGTCATCATTGGGTTCTGTTCCGCAAAATTATTCATTGTGTCGATATCATAATAGATATAATCGGCGATAAGTTTCGGTGAGTCGGGGTCAACGGCAAAAGTTGGAACTGTTCCGCCTTTTGGTACGCATAGGCGCGCCGTGTTCTTTTCTTCGAGGAAGAGTTCAATAATAACGGGTTGATCGATCATGAACAAAGCTAATTGAGAGAACCTGAGACTACTAAAAAGGTCAGATAAATCAATAAGAAACTCAGAACCATCGACTAAGTTCTGATTCGCGTGAACGGTTACGGGGCATTTATCATCGGTACGGGTCGAGGTTCCTGTTCCTGCGGTAAAGGCGAGAGTGAAGTCTTTCCCAACATCGAGAGACATCTCGGAAGGTTGCTCAGTGCCATCGGCGACACCTGTGACGGATAATGTTGGAACTTTAACCGATTTATAAGCACTAACCATTCCGGATTTAATTCTTTCTTTACGTCTTGCGGTGTCATTAGATACCATGAGATTATCATAACTTGCGAGAACGTTATAATCTTCGGTAGAGTCTAAAATTGTAGTTCCCGCACGGAGTACGCATTTTTTAATTACCGATTTAATACCGGTAGGGAACGGAAGGAATGCTTTATGGGAAGTACCTTCTAATTTCATTTTTAAACTGATTTTACTGTTTGAATGTAAAATACCTTTTCTATCTAAGACGAACCGAATGTAGTCTGTACGACTAACAATTGGATCGAGTGTCGAAGTGTCGACCGATTGTGACTGTCCAAAGTTTTTGCAATTCGGTTTCAATAGATTTGGAACTTCCGGAGCATTACATCTCTTCGGGTCTGAAACTAATGGATTAAGAGATTTAATCTCTTGACCCATATTTTTAATATTTGAAGTTGACATTTTATTATTAATTAATAAAATTTTTTTAAAGAATATTATTTTATAAAAAAGATTATTTTAATATGGTGTTCATCTCATATAACTCAATTAAGGACTTGCACGCCCTGCTGATTGAACATAAGAGTATTACGAGTATGTACGAACATATAAGCACTATTCGGGAAGTTAGTATCCAAATCAGAGGAGAATTGAACGGTAAAGTTTCCTCCAACCATATTGAGACCATTATCAGAATAATAATCCATTCTTAAACCTACACCATAGACAAAATCACCCTTTTCCTTATCTGCGGTATCGAGGAAACTCTGACTCAGATTAGTATTAATAGGTGAAACATCAGTATTTCCAAGACTTGCAAAATTACGAATCGCACTAATAAAATTCCGGGTAATTTGAGAGTTGAACATTGTCTGGTCGCCCGAATGGTCATCAATAATCGGATATTGTAACTGAACCTTAACGCCATTCTGTAAAAACTGCAAATCACGGATTGTACAAGGTTTCGCGGCCTCTTTCATAATGGGTAATAGTCGAGTCCCCGATTTTTCATAATTATTAGTATTTTCAGAAGGATTAAATACCACCCAAGCGCCGAGAGTCTGAGAGGTTCCGAGGTTAAAATTAAGAGTCGCAAAAGCGGAATTTACCACCGAATAATAAGACTGAATCGAATTATAAACTAATTTGTCCGGAATATTTGGCATGTTGGTCATCATGCGACCCGATAAATGAAGGTCGGATAGTTCATAAGTTGGCGAGGTTCCACTGTCTGCACGGAATGCCTGCTGGTCAGGAACTAAATTCAGAGATAGTACTAAACCGTGCATTAATGGAATACTCGAACGAGAAAGGAAGAGACCGCAAGGAATTTGAACTGAGAAGAAAATCTCTTGCTCATCTGCTCCCGTTCCATTAACTACAATATCACTTGCGCTCCCCTGACTGACTACCGAACCACGCTGAACATTGTCAGAGGCGAGCAGTTGCTGTTCTGATTGAGTCAC